TGGCATTGATTGTAGCCATCTACAAATCCAATATTTAAAATATAATTTTCAAAATCAGAAGTTGATTTATTATAAAATTTTTCGGCTAACTGTTCTATTTCTTGTTTAGTTTTCATGTTATTAATCTTGTTTGTTTTTAGTTTTAAATCTTAATTCAAAATCACAATTATATATTTCTACATCTCCTTCTAAATATGTTTTGTTGCATCTTGTACAACCTATTATAGATGTATGTAGTCCTTTTTGATAATATACTAATTTGTGTATTCCTAAAAAGCATAATATTTTCTTTATAGATGTTGTTTTTTTCATATTAGTATTGTTTGTTTAGTGATTTTTTTAATTCATCATACTTTTTATTAAAATTTAAACCAATACTTAAATCACCTACTTCTGCTAATCTTTCCCATAAATCAAATAAATCTTTTAATAATGGTTTCATATCTTCTTGGCATTGATTGTAGCCATCTACAAATCCAATATTTAAAATATAATTTTCAAAATCAGAAGTTGATTTATTATAAAATTTTTCGGCTAACTGTTCTATTTCTTGTTTAGTTTTCATGTTATTAGTTGTTTTTAGTTATTAATTGATTTATTTCGTTTTTAACTTCTTGCCAATATTTACAATGTATTTCTCTATCTGAAAATATTAATTTCATTTTAGATAATTCTTCTAAATGCAAATCAACTGCTATTAAAGCACATTGTACAACAAAACCCATATATATTCTTGGAGAGTTACATTTCATTCTATCAATATCGCCCACTATAGGAAAATATTTATCTGCTAATTCTTTTGCTTTTTCTTTTGGTGTCATGATTTTTTTCCATTAAATGATTCAAAATATTGATTAAATAATTCCCTTGCTAACTTAACTTTCTCAGTCATCTTTTCAATTATTTCTTCATTTGCATTTACTCTATAAATAAACAATCCTAAGTCAGAAATAATACGAGGATCAAAAGAAACGAAATCACACCATTTACGACCGCTTAATAACATATAGCATTGCATCTGATAATAATATTCAGGCTGTTCACTCAAAAATGTTTCATCGTTAGTTATAAAGCAATGTTTTAAATGATTAGCACCATTGTAAGGACACTTTATTTCAATTAAGCCATCTTCACCTACTAAGCCATCAGGACTGCCTGTTAATCCATCTATTTCATTTGAGTAAAGCATTAAGCTATCTTTAACCTCATTGCCAGTTACAGATGTGTAAAATTTCTTTGCAGTTGGTTCATGTTCGTTTCCCCATTCAGTTGCAAAATTATTAATACCTTGCTTTACTTCACCGCTTAATTTTTCCCAAACTTTCTCTAAAATATAAGTTTCTGCTGTTTTGGATAGCACGTCCTTTTTAGAACGTGCTTCAGTCATTAGCTTCCAGATTTCACTCCCGGTGAAATTACCCTGACGATTTATAAACCATTCAGGGCTGTATATTTCAATAGTTGATTCCATTAGATTGACTTTATTAGTTTAGTTTCTACTTCCTGACTAACTTCATATTTTTGCTTTATAGCATCTATTGAGCCCCCTTTCATTAAATACTCAACTGCTTTGCCAAACGCTTCGCTATTAGCTTCTAAAACAGGTTTTTTTGGTGTTTCTTTTTTATTGTCATGGTCTGCATCACTTTCTGTTTCATCAATTAAGAATAAACCATTTAAAGCGTATTTACGAGCGTAACTTGAAGCTGTGCCTGTTGCCTGTTCTGCACTCATTCCTTTGTGTTCTGAAAGTTCTGCATATCCGCAAGCAAATTCTTTAAAATCTCCTATTTTTATTCTTGCAATTGCTTTTACAAATATTTTATTACCTATTTGAACTAATTTGTCGCTTAATTTAAAAACTGCTTTATATTTAAAAAGAATAGGTTTTAAGGCTTCAAGTATATCTTCAGCACTTCTGTATCTATAATTACCGAATTTATTTATATTACCTTTTGGTACTTTTAATTCGTTTTGAATTGCAATAAACTTTTCAATGTTAGTTAATTCTTTTTCCTGTGTTTGTTCTTTAGTTTTCATAGTTAAATAAATTGCTTTGCTTTGTTTCTTACTTCGTTAAATTGTTCCTCTGTTATTGGCTCATAAGCGCATGGATAACTCATTGCAAATTCAGTTATCTTAACGCTTACCTCGTTACTCCATAAGCATATTATAGTTGTTTTATTTTCTTCTATCTTATAATAACGCTCTTTGTCTTTTGTGAATAAAGGCAGTTGCACCTCTATTTCAACCTTTTCTGTTTTTTCTACTGTTACTTTCATTTTTCTTTGTGTTAATTATTAAAATAAATCATCGTGTGAATCAATCCTAAAATCATTCGGCATAAAGTTGCCAGTGTTTGTGTTTTGCTTAACGTAAGGCTCTTTAAATGCTACGCTGAAATACTTTACACCTTTTTGTGATTCTTTTAACCACATACTGATTTGCATTTCTTTTCCGTTTACATTTACCGTTCCTTGATAGTCAGGTTGTTTCTCATTTGTCTTTTTAGCATTCTTAAAGATTGCTCCGCTGTTTAGTTTAGTTTCCATGTTTCTGTTTTTTATTGGTTATTGAAAATTCTTTATACGCTGTTTTTGTTTTCGGATTTGTTTTCCATTCCTCATTAACTGTATAGCCTTTTTTTCTTATTTCTGAAATCATTTTATGTAGGTTAAGAGTTCCGCATTTACACTCTTTTTTAGTAATCGCATAGGCATTTGAGCCATTAATTAACTGACCGCCTAATAATGCGTCAAGTATTGCTTGTTCCTGCGTTTTCATAGTTTAATAAATTTTTAGTTAACATATCCATTTCTAATATTAAATCATTAATTTTATCAGCAACTTCGCCGGTGAATAAACCCCTTATATTAAGGTCGTAGAATTCTCCGCATAGTTCTAATAACTGACTTTCTTTTTGATTGATTGTTGCGAGTATTAACTCCGCTCTTTTACTTACCATAGCTTTGTAATTTAGTTTGTTTTTCAGTGTAATAGTCACCGATTAATTGAATTATTTTTGAGTTGCAATGTTTACCATTAAGGCAATTAGAAATTGTAACTCGATTCGTACTGATTCCTTTTTGCTCTGCCATCTCTATAATGGCTTTTATATCACCGTACTCACGATATAATTGTAGCAGTTTTTCAATGTTTTGTGTTATTACCATATCTATTAATTTTCTACAAATATATATAAAATATTAATACAATAACAAAACAATAAAAAATAAATTATAACTAATTGAAAATCAAATCAATTATTTTTTACTTTTGTTTTATGATTACAATTAATCGTGATAAATATATTTTACTTCTAAGTTACAACCCTTGCGAAATATTTGATTATTTCAATGTTACTGAATTACATGGACTTAATAAAGTTGATTGTGAAAATCACATAAACAATACAGAACAAGCTTATATTGCTGGCTTATGCAACTTAGTACCTAATAAAGATGAAATGTTTGTGTTTATTAATCTTTCACGCTGCACGGATGCTTTACACACCGCTGGCCTTATATTTCATGAATTAATGCACCTTTCTTTTTGGGTACATAATTATAATATTGAACTTGAAGAGGAAATTATAACCTATGCTGAAAACGAAAGTTACGAAGTTGTAAGATTAATTTACGAGCTTATTTAATTAGCTTATTTATTTGAGTTTGCTTTTGCGCTGAGCCTTGACTACTGCCAAAATAATAAGAAATAGTTTGAGTACATACAGCACTTAATACTCCCAAAACATAAATAATAATGTCCTTTTCGTTTCCTACTTCCTTAAACATTAAAACATAAAAAAGTATAAACGTAAGGCCAACAACCGACAAAGCTAATATCGGCGTAATAATCTTATTTAACAATGGTGCTTTATCACTTACTGCAATTTGGATTTCTCTATTCCTTGCAGATTCCATTTCTTTTTGATACACTTCTAATTGCTTAGTATGTTCAATTTCCATTGCTTTAAGTTCATCGCTTACTACTTTGCGAATCTCTAAATTAATGGCTTCCTTTTCTTCTTTGGTTTGAACAAAGCGGTCGACTGCACCGGCAACTTTATCTACTAACTCACCTGCACCAGATGAAAATATTTTTTGGAAAATGTTAGGCATTGTATTATATTTGTGGACGTTCTTTTTTCTTTGTGTTAAAATTAATTAGTTAGAGAAGCCTTGTTATTTATAGCAAGGCTTTTTTTATATAACTACATAACCTTTATCAAACTTTAATTTTTGCAAATCTTTTATTGATTTACCAAATGCTTTTTGAAAGTGTGGTTTGTCAACAAACTTCCAATCTCCGCCCCATTCCCATCCGTACATCTTAAATATCTTAACTACTTCAATCCAATCTGCAATACCATCGCCATCAAAGTCAACATTAGTTTCCCAACTTGCACTCTCAAAAGTTCCATTGCCATCTTTATCTAATAATAAAACAATATCAATAGCAAGTCCGTAATTGTGCATAGATTCGCCACCTTTTGCATTTGTTACTATTGCACCCGGCTTTGTTCTACCTTGAGCATATAAAGCATTCTGCTCTTCAATAGTCCTTAAAGTATGTGAAAATCTACAAATAGCTTTTCCTTTTAAAGCTTGTTGAATATCATTATAAATAGCTTTAGCTTCATCTCTAAGTTTAGGATGTAATGATTCTATTTTAGAAATGGTTATTTTATCTTCCATTTACTAAGCTTTTTTTAATCTAATTATTTCAGGTAAGATAGCATCACTCATGCGCTCTTGTTCACGCTCTTGAATTTTATCCTCTTCTAAACACTTATAAAGTTTGTGTTCTAAGGTTGCTACTCTATAATTCGTGTGAAACAACCAAGCTACCAAAACTGCAGTAGCTCCGTATTTTTTGATTAGTTCTAATAATTCTTTCATTGTTAATTATTTGGTGGTGTGTATGGACTTAATGGTATATCTAATAAATAATCGTATTCTGTTTTCGCAATATCAATTTCATCTTGTTCACTAAGGAATAAAAAGTAAACTCCATTTATATCTTGAACGAAATTAAAAAAAGTATCAGCATCAATGAATACACCTTGTAAGTCATTTGCTGTTTGGTTTGTAACTATTCTGCCTTCCATTATACGTTTCTTCCTAATGTTGTTTGATAAGTTGTTACCGCTGTATTAAAACTCGTAACTTCTCCAGCTGTTAAGCTATCTCCTATTGATGCAAAAGCACATTGTTTATTATCATAATATGTTATACTTGTAACTGAAAAAGCTGCTGATATTAATAATTTTCGAGGTATATTACTTGTTGTTGAATTTGTTGCATTACCATTACCTATTAATGTTCCATTTTTATAATATTGGCTTGCAGTAGATGATGAGCGATTTGCAATATAAAATCCTGTTGCGTTTAAATTTGAAATACTAAATGTTCCATTTGTGCCACCATAAACCATAGCTGTTTGACCCTGCGTTTTTACAGAAAATCTGCAATAACCGCTTACTGAATTATCACTACCTATTGACGAAGATGCTAATGCTGTGTCTAAATTAGTTCTTGAATAAAAGCTTAAATGTTTGTTATGGTCAACTCCATAAGCTGCACTTGGAATTAAAAAAGTATCTGCATAAGCTGTAGCTGGTAACATGCCTGTACTTGAATGAGTCCAACCAGTTGAAAATGTTAATCTAAATGCAGCATCCAAATCTCTCGGGTCTTTTAAATTCCATTTATGAGTTGATGCAGTACCCCCAACAATAGGATAGATTGCTTTCATTTTAGTCCAAATGTTAGCACTCTTTAAATCTAAAACAAGTTGATTAACTGCACTTTTTTGTGTAGCATCTGTTATGCCGGCAGCTGTAATAAAAGCTTGAGCATCAGGGTCAGTAGATGCGCCACCGCTAATTTTTTTAATATTTCTAAATATTGTATTTGCTATTCCAATCATATATTCTTTTCTGAATATGCAATTATACTTCCGCTTGTTAATGTTAATGCAGTGATATACTCAAAATAAGGCAAATAATACGTATCACCAGCCTTTAAAGTTTTTCCACTTATTCCAAGTATAGTTAAATAATTATTACCGCCACCAGTTGCCACTGAAATAACTGTATCTTCACGAACATAAAAAGCACAATATTGTTTTCCTGTTCTTGCATTTGTATCTGCTATTAGTTCAGAACCACCTGAAACTCCAGCTCTATTTGCGAATGTTATCATTTTATTTTAATTTTTGTTTATAACCGTATCTAATTATTAATTGAGGTTCATCTAATGACAAACCATAAAATTCTTTTAAATCTAATTCTCCATTTATATAATAATAAATATTATATTTTCCGTTTTCTAATATAATCTCGTACTCAAACATTATTCAATATATATTAATGCGTTTACTAAAACATTTGTCGGATTTGTTGCCCATGTAGGACAAGTCCATCTTATCGTAATATAATCGCCAGCATTTACGGCACGTGATAAGCCACTAATTAATTGACTATTTAACGGATTGCCATTAAATAAAATACTTGTTGAAATATTAACATACGAACCATTAACACCCAATGCAATTGTTGAACTTTCTCCACTACCTAAAGTTTGTCTTGATGCGAAAACAACTGATTTAATAGTACCACTTTTCGGACAAATTAATCTTAAAGTAAAATCAGTTGCATTTGGAAATGATTGAGAAGCACCAATATAATAAACTTGATTATCTGAAGGATTAAAAGTTCCATTACAAGTCATTTGTAATGAATAACCTTTTACATAATTAACTAAATCTGTTTGATTTGTTATTGTGCCTGTTATTGCTCCCCAAACTCCACTATTTGCAGCAACTTCAATATATGTACTACCTGACCATCTATAAACTTTATTAGTATCTAAGGCAATATAAATTTTATCACTTGCTCCTGTAACTGGAAATGCTGCTAAATTAGCGTATTCTAATACTTCATCTACATAAGCTGGTAAGTAAGCCGCATCTACTTTACCATCACTTGCTAATGGTGCGTACCCATTCGCTACTCCTTTATTTGCAGTATTTTCAGCTGTATAACCTAATGCAGAATTTACTGTTTTATTTTTCCATAATTGAGTTGCACTTTCATAGGTTAAAACTTGATTATTTGTTAATGTTGATTGATTTATAAAAGTGTCATGAAGCTCCGATAATTCCCATCCGTTCATTATCTTAACATATATCTTACCATTGTTTTGGTGCGCATACTCCACATAACCTAAAACAACAATATGACCTGTGCTACCATCAGGCTTTACTTTTGTAATTGCTCCAGCTGTTGTAGGACTTAAATATAAAACATCACCATCAGCCCATGTTTCGCCTTGTAAGCTTCCAGTTGTATTTAAACCAGTTAATTGTCCTACTGTAATTACAAATCCCTCTTGATTGTTATCTATGTTTTCAGCAACTAACCCGATAGTATCTGCACTATTTAAATCATTGTTTGCTTGTGCTAAAGCAACAGCTAATCTTTGTCCTTGCGCTGTACTTACCTTAACAACTTTTGATTGAGAATAAAGTAAATTTGCTCCTGTTTTATTTACAACTCTCGCATATAAATCTTGTGCTAATTTTGCATTTATTGAACCGCCTTTTAAACCTATTTCTGCTGTTCCTAAACTATCATTCCAAACTAACTTACCTATTGCATTTGTTGGTGTTGCAGTTGTATCAATTTGTAAATAATCACTTGTTACACCAGCTGTATTAATAGTGTTAGTTGTAATATTACCATAATCTGTAACGCTTTGTAAATCTTGTGTTCCGCCACCACCACCACCACCGCTTATATATGATAATGAAGCCCATAAATTAATTCCATTACCAATTTTAAGTTTATATGCAGTTCCTCCAGTATCTTCAATACCTAATTGACCTTTTAATAAAATTGTTGTTGTATCTGCTCCCCATTCTGCTGTTGTTTTAGTTAAATGTTGAATTGACCAGTCAACTAAACCATTATTTACATTTCCTGTTTGAGTTCCTAAATCCTTAATGCCTAAAATATTCAAAACCACATCAGAAAATGATTTTAACTTCAATACTCCATTTAATATTTTAAGCTTATAAGGTGTCATTAAGAGGTTCTAATTGTAACGTGATTTTCAAATATTATTTTATCTGTAATTACTGAATAAATTATATCGTTTGTGTCTTTTACTTTTACATCATATAAAAAAGAGCCTACTAAACTAACATTTGCTGAAGTCATATTAAATTCTGTAATTCCATCCAAATCACTTACATGAACAGTACTATTTAATTCAATAATAGCTTGAGCATCTGTATCTTCATATCTTTTTTTAACAGTAAAAAAACAAGTACATCCTGTTAAATCAAACGGAGTACCATCTTCAGACAATATCTGAACTTTTACTGGGTAAGTATCACCAACAATCCTTCGGATAACCACAGAACCCCCTTCCTTTTTTAATTAATTTTCTTTGTCCTAATTGCCTAATATTTTGCTCAGGCATTAATTCTCTTTTATCGTAAGTATCATAAAAATTGTAAACAACGGAGTCATAAGTGAAATTGTCATTAAATAATTTATCTTTTAATTTATTTAAATAAGCATTCTTTTTGCTTTGTACATCCCCTAATAATTCAGCACGTCTTTTATCGCTTATTTCTGTACTTGTATCTTCATTATTTTGTCTAATTCCATATTGACTTACATTTGCACCATGCCATAAAATAAAACGATAATAAGAGCCTAATACAAGAAATGGTTTTATATATTCATTAAACAACGAAGTTAATTGTGGCTTAGTAGATAAATTATCCATTAAGTCAGTATAAAACTCATTTGAAACCCATGATTCAAATTCTACCTCTTGAGCATCACGAATGTGTACATCAAGATCAGAATCCTTAATGTTTTTACTTATTCTACAATAAGCATCAAAGTCGCTTTTAATTATTAGTGGTTTGTATGCCATTATTAGTATTTAAAGGTTCATAACCAGCAATCGCTCTTCTTTCATCAATAGTTAAATCTTTTAGTATTTCTTTATCAATAAACTTAATAGGTTTTAATTGAGTTAATGTAAAATCTAATTGAGGAAAACATTGATTTAAAGCATCACTAATTAAATTCTGCAATACTTTAACTCTATTATTAAATAGTTCGATGTTATCTGCTATTATATTTGTTGAAAACCCTACATTACCGCCCAAACCTATCAAAAATGGTGGCACTCCAAATGCTCTTGCAACTTTTTCAGCAACTCTACGAGTGCTGTTTTCAATTGCATTTAATATGCCCTCATTACTTAAAGGTTGATAAACTGCAAGCTCCTCTTTTGTTTTAGCTTGTAATATTAAAAGTTTTTGTCTGCCACTTGCTCCAGTTTCATCTTTTACATTACCTGTAAATTGTTCCAAAGTAGCATCTAAATAATCTTGTTGTGTCATTCCGTTTTCATCTTCCTGAGTATTATCATAGTTACCTACTATGTTTAATATACCACTTGGTAAAAATGAATTTGTTACTGATTCAAGTTCGTATTTAGAATTTTCACTATCTGTATTTATATCTTCTATTGAACTAAAATAAGTCGGAATAGGATAATAATTTTTCATTGGTTTTTTACGGAAATAATAAAGGATTTCTCCAATATTTTCTCCCCATTCCATTACATGCTCCCTTAGTTGTTCAGTTGTAATTTGTGCGCCATAAAAAGCTGGAAATTCTTTATCCTTTTCCTTTTTATATTTATTAGTACCAAAAGTTGGATTGATAATAAAAGTTCCTCTATCTGTTTTTCTTATTTGCTCAAAAGGTACAATTTTCAACTCTTTTACTCTACCATCTAAACCACGCATTACATAAAGTGATACTGATTGAAACGGACTAACATAAGATGTAATTTCAGCAATTAACTCATTAAAAGTTTGTTTATCATTTATTTTGAAATTACCTAAATCTTCATTAACTAAACCCTCTGCATAAATATATTGTGAAAGTACATCAATACAAGCTGTTGCAGTTCCGCTTTCATCTAATTGTTGTATTAACTTTTGTGGAAAAGCATTATCAGCACCATATTTTATTAAATCTGTATTATTATCCTTGTATATTTTAACAATACGATTTTTATATGTTAAGGTGCGAGGTTTAAACATGATTTCAAATTTAGTTTATAATTATTTTATTTAAAGATACTTAATATAATTCTTTATAATCAACCCATTTATTTAGTATTGTACTTTGATTAGGTGGGTGCAAAACAAGTTTCTCTTTGCTTTTAAACCAGTTTAAATTAGGCATTAATGAAGCTATATAAGTATCAATTTGCATTTCTTCTTCTTTTATTTTATCTAAAATAATTGGAATAGCCTTTTTATTAACTATATATCCATAACCACCCCAACTTGCAAAACATTTATTTAAGAATATAGAATAATTAACTGTACTACCCAAAGGCGAATAACCACCTAAATGTATTCCATCCCAATTTTCAGGTAATTCACTTAAACAATCATTTAATTTATTTAAAAATTCATCTGTAAAATCAACATCATCTTCTAAAATAAAAACACTCTCCAAACCTAAATTTAAAGAGTGTTGAAGTATTGCCTTATGACTGCGAAGTGTTGCTATTTCAGTCGGCAATAAATATCCGTTATGATTTATCCCTTCGCTTTTGGTTGCCTGCCACGTTTCGGCTTTGATTCCTGCTCTTTTGGAGTTTCTACTGAATTGTTCTCTTCGGTCTTTAGAGGATCGTAAGTTAATGCAATAACATTTTCCGATATTTGCTCGAAAGTTTTTTTTTCCTCAAATTTAATATCATAATGTGGATTAGGCTCAATCAAATGTCCCTGACCACCAATAAACATTAAATTAGCAAAATAATCATTAAAATTATTTTTATTAACTAATACATCATTTCCGCTTTTATCCTTTGTGATAATATCACAATCTAAAAAATCACTTTTAATTCTAAATTTCATAATCTTTTTAATATAGTTAAACCATTATTATTTGTATATTGTCTGTAAATATACCATTCTTTATTATCATTTAAAAATTCTTCTATTGCTGGCATTAATCCTTTTTTTTCTTCCTCTTTGTAGTTTTCCATAATCTCAGGAGTTTGCCAATCAGTCGGTTCATCACTTGTCCCGTAAGTAGTTGTATCATGAAACACGATGTATTTTTTTGCCTTTTTGCCATGTTTAAGCAATTCTTTTTTAAGTTGACTATAAATGTGTAATGTATCTATAAAAAGCAAATCTGTTGGCTCTATATTGATTTTAAGTGTATCTGCTTGTATAAATTCCCACTTAGGATAAACCTTTTTTGCTTCATCTACATTTGGATGAATATGCAAATCTATCCCGATTAACTTAATTGGATTTCTGTACATAAAAGCCCATGTGCTAACTACCGAACGCACTCCCATTTCTGTAATGTGTGAACATTCTTTTGCTAAGTCATATAATACTGGCAAATGTTCGTTTATATCACTTGGAGTTTTACAAGCCTGATAATAATTGTCTCTAATTAATAATTGATTCATATTGACTTTTAATTTGTTTGCATTGTTCTTTGCTTAACCATTTCTCTATTGCATGATAACCCAAAGTTCCTAAA